TTGGTTAAGCGCGTCATGGACGAAGCAAACAGAGAGACCGCGTAATGGCAATCAACATCCCGATCATCAGCGAGTTTGACGGCAAGGGCGTATCTAAGGCCATCAAGCAATTTAAGCAACTTGAGACCACAGGTGAGAAAGCCCAGTTTGCTATTAAAAAGGCTGCCGTTCCCGCAGCTGCCGCGCTTGCTGGTTTGGCTGTTGCCCTTGGTGATGCCACTAGCGCTGCAATGGCTGACCAACAAGAGCAGGCGGCATTAGCGCTTACTTTGCAAAATGTGACTGGCGCGGGCGCTGCACAGACCGCACAGGTAGAAAAGCAGATCAGCGCAATGAGTCGTGCGTCTGGTGTTGCCGACACCGAGTATCGCAAAGCATTAGAAGCTCTTGTGCGCGGTACCAAAGATGTTGGCATTGCCATGAACGACATGAACCTTGTCATGGACATCAGCACAGCCACCGGCATGGATTCTGCCAGCGTTGCTGATGCATTGGCTAAGGCTTACCAAGGCAACTTTAAGGCGCTCCGATCTTTAAGCCCAGAGATGTCAACCATGATCAAAGAAGGCGCAAGCCTCAACGAAGTCATGGACGTGCTTGGCGGAACCTTTGGTGGTGCCACAGCAAAGAACGCTGAAACCGCTGCAGGAAAAATGGCAATCCTTAAGAACTCCATTGGCGAAACCAAAGAGTCAATCGGTGCAGCTCTATTACCCGTGCTCGAAGCGGTACTACCTGTGCTCAACAAGTTTGCAATGTGGGCTCAAGATAACCCCAAAGCATTCTTGGCTATCGCAGCCGCCATCGGAGCAGTCGCAGCAGCCATCGTTGTCACCAACATTGCCATGGCACTTAACCCATTCAGCCTGATCGCTGCAGGCATTGCATTGTTGGTGGTTGCGCTTGTTACTGCGTACAACAAGTTTGAATGGTTCCGTGACGGCATCAACGCAATTGTCAACACCGTAATCGGCTTCTTTGCTGGAATGGTCAACGCCGCAATAGGCGCGGTTAATGCAATCATCAGCGCCTACAACTCCATCCCATTGCTACCCGACATTCCAAAAGCACCAACAGTTCCCGTGCCACAACTTGGCGGTCAAGCAGAATCGGCTGTTGTTGCCAAGAAGATTCCACGTCTAGCCGAGGGTGGCATCGTCAGCTCTCCTACTCTTGCTCTGATTGGCGAAGCAGGCCCAGAAGCCGTTGTGCCGTTAGATCGCATGAATACTGGCGGGGGAGTGACCGTCAACGTCACAGGCGGACTCTCGACTAGCGCCGAGATTGGTCAAGCCGTGGTCAACGCATTGCGCGCCTATTCACGGAGTGCAGGGCCGTTGGCTCTGAACATTGCCTGATGCCCGGCACAGCTGTAGTTGATTCAGGTAACTATGACCTGCAGATCGCCACAGGCTTTATCCAAAACGGCTTTACGCTTGACTCTGCAACCAAAGGCATTTTAGATAACACCGAGTTTGTGCTTGATGGTGACAGCGAGTTCGCAAACGTTATGGACTCAGTAACCACGATCACAGCCAAGCGCGGCCGACGCGACATTGGCGACACGTTTAGCGCTGGCACAATGACGTTCACCATTCAAGACGTGGACGGCGTGTTTAACCCGTTTGACGAAAATAGCCCGTATTACGACACAGCCGAATCACAGCCTGGTCTTGCTCCAATGCGTCAGGTCAAGTTGATTCGATACAGCTCTACCGATGTGCCCGAGTTGCTGTACTCGGGTTATGTCGTCAATTATGACTACAACTTTGCGCTTGGTGGCCTTGACACCGTGACGGTTTATTGCGCTGACCAGTTTTATTTGCTGTCACAAACCTATCTAGACGAACTAGACGTCACCACAGAGACATCGGGCGAACGCATAGAAACCGTCTTAGATCTGCCAGAGGTTGACTTCCCAGCAGGCGCTCGAAGCATCGCGACTGGCACCGTGAACCTTGGCCACGACGCTGCATACACCGTGCCGGCAGGAACAAACGTGTTGCAATATTTAACCCAAATTAACGACACAGCCGAGTTTGGGCGCTTGTTCATGTCGCGTGATGGTGTGCTTACATTCCAGAATCGCATTGGCAACACGCTCTCGGCATCGATAGCCGACTTCCATGACGACGGCACAAACTACAAATACAACGGCGTAGGCATTTCTTTTGAAGCGGACTCTGTGGTCAACCGCGTGGTCGTGACAGGCTTGGATGGAACCACAGCAACCGCCACCGACGCATCATCTATTGCCCAGTACTTCATACAAACCAACAGCATCACTAACAGCCTTTTGCATGAAGCGGGGGAAATTACGACGGCGGCGTCTTACCTGCTTAATCCGCAACCAGAAGCGCGCTACACGTCAGTAGAAACCGCTTTCCTGATGCTGACCACAGCTCAAAAGGACACGCTGGCAACCCTAGAAATAGGCGACACCATAACTGTACAAAAGACATTCCCTAGTGGTGCCGGCACAAGCCAGTTGGCGCAAGAGCTGTCAGTTGAGGGCATCGAGCATTACCTAGATTTCAGCACAGGCCACAGGGTGCTGTACTCAACCGCACCAACGACCATTGTTTACGAATTGATCTTGGATGACGCCACGTATGGCACACTCGACGCCGAGAATGTTTTAGGATAAGGAGCACTTATGGCAACTAGGCAAAGTTTCACCGCAGGTCAGGTATTGACCGCAGCGCAACAAAACTCTTTGGCAACCGCACAGATTGCGCTTAACGCGCAAACGGGCACAACTTACACCGCAGTATTAGGCGATGACGGCAAACTTGTGACATGCAGCAACGCTGCAGCAATCGCATTAACAATCCCACCTAATTCAAGCGTCGCATTTGGTATCGGCACACAAATCAACGTCATGCAACTCGGCGCAGGTCAAGTAACTATTACCGCAGGAGCAGGAGTTACGTTGCGAAGCGCTGGCTCAAAACTTAAAACAAACGCTCAATACGCTGTCGCTACTTGCTGCAAAATCGACACAGATACTTGGGTCGTAATTGGCAACTTGAGCGCATAAGTTATGCAGATCTTGGCTGGAGTTGCACCGCTTGGTGCATTAGAAACCTTTGAATACTTAGTTACTGGCGGCGGCGCTGGTGGTGGTTCAGGTTCAGGTTTCGGTGGTGGCGGTGGCGCTGGTCGAATACTCACAGGAAGCCTTGCTGTTCCAGTCGGCAGTTTCACAATTACGATTGGCGCAGGTGGTGCAGGTTCAACAGGTGGTAACGGTGGTACTGGTTCATCATCTGTGCTGTCAAGCGTTACATCTATTGGCGGTAGTGGTGGTCTTGATAGTGGCGCTGGTCGTACAGGTGGCGCTTCAGGTAGCGGCAACGCTGGTGGAAGCGGTGCAAGTGACGCTGGTGGTGGTGGCGGCGGTAACGGCGCGGTAGGCGGTAACGCTTCCTCTAATGTCGGCGGAACTGGTGGTGCTGGTTCGGCTTCTTCAATAACCGGTTCGTCAGTAACACGCGGAGGTGGTGCTGGTGGTGCTGGCCGTACTGACGCCGGCGGTGGTGGCGGTGCTGGTGGTTCAGGTGGCGGCGGTAAAGGCTTGTCATTTCCTAGCGACGACGCTGGCGCGGGCGGTGTAAATACAGGTGGGGGCGGTGGCGGTTCACAATCGTCAAGGTCCCCAGCTAACGGTGGTTCAGGAATTGTCATCATTGCTTACCCGGACACATTCCCAGCCATCACATCTATTGGTGGCGGATTGACCTATTCAGTTAGCACCGTGAGCAGGTCGGGTTATCGCGTTTACAGTTTTACAGCAGGCACAGGATCGGTGACAATCTAATGGGCTATTACGCATTTCTAGACGAAAACAACATTGTCACGGAAGTTATACCTGGCAAAGACGGACTAATTGACGGCGAAACTCCAGAAGTTTGGTACGGAAACTATCGCGGTCAAAAATGTGTACGCACCTCATACACAGGAACCATTCGCGGATATTACGCAGGCATTGGTTATTACTACGACGAAACTCTAAATGAGTTTGTACCACCAATAGTCGAATGAAATGGCGTTACCTCATCGGCTATGGCGCGCTCATCGCAGTCGTGTTATGGGGATGTGCCGGATGTTCTGACCGAACTCGAATGAACTGCATCAGAACAAAGAACCAAGCACTCACACTCACGACAGAGATCCAAGTTGGCGGTGGTCGCTGTGGTTAGATACACAAACGACGAAATCAAAGCACGACTCATCCTCGTCGTCGGTATTGGTCTGACATGCGCTTTCGTCGGCTCAATCTTTACCCTGCTCTACGGTCTGCTCTTCGTGACCCAACCACTCGAGCAAGCACCAAACGACGCAGAAGCCTTCTCAGTCCTAAACCCAATGCTCATGACATTGAGTGGCGGTCTAATAGGATTACTTGCATCAAACGGACTCAAGAGCAAAGCAAAGGATGACCACCATGAAAGCTAAAGACAAAGCCATGATCGCCAGCTACCTTCGATCAGTCGTCGGAGCTCTCATTGCGGTCTATTCCACAGGCACAACAGAACCACGCGACTTCGGCAAAGGTGCAATCGCAGCAATCATCCCCCCGTTGCTGCGCTGGGTGAACCCTAAAGACGGAGCCTTCGGTCGTGGCGACAGCCAAAGCTAACCCGAACGCAAGGCCGTACACAGGCAACAGCGACGGCGCATCAGCAGGCCCACGTGCCGGCATGAACGAATGGATTAAACAGGCAATCGCAGCATCAAATAACGCTGTCTGGAACAACGGTTCTTGGGGCGTGCGCGACATGCGCGGCAACCCTGGCTCATTGTCAGTACATGCCACAGGCAGAGCTGTTGACCTGTCATATCGCAAAACCGAAAAACACGAACAAGCAAACCGTAAAGGCGCTGTGTCGTTTATTGACGTTGTGGTCGCTAATGCAAACACGCTTGGCGTTGAGTGCATCCTTGACTATTTCCCTGCACCGTACGGACGCGCATGGCGTTGCGATCGTCAAGCATGGAAAAAATACAGCAAGCCAACAATCCACGGCGCACCAGGTGGCGACTGGTTCCACATTGAAATCACACCACAGGCCGCCGACTCGGTGATCTTCGTTAAAGCCGCATTCTTAAAGGTGTTTGGGGAAATCCCACCCAAGGACACACCTATCCTCTAAGGTCAAATTACCGACAAAAGGACAGGCGATGACTGAACCACAGATAGTTGACTACAGCGTCTATATAGGCGTGATGGATAACGGTCAAGAAATTCTGGTGCAAATCTTCACAGACCCCGACTCGGGCAAATACTTACAAGGACAAATCGC